CATTGTCTACGCGCTTATCTGCGTCACGCCCTACTAGGTCTACGTCTAGCCTACTATGGCGCGGGTGCGTCCACTGTGGGCGCTCTGTGGCGCTATGGTCCGTGTCGCTATGGTCTACACTCACGCAATGATAGCGGCCATCGTCTAGCCACGGTTGAACCGCATAGCGTGAGCTATTAAACAGAAATAGTATTGTTTTCATTTCTCACCCCTCTTTTAATTACTATGCGATTATCGGAAATGCCCACTAGTGCACGAGTACACTCACCCGCCCACGTAGTTACCTTTTTACTAGTGGTATCAATAAGCCCACCATGTTTACCTGCGGTAACCTTGCGTAGTTTGCCAGTGGTGGCTTTTGCGTACACTATCCATTCACCCTCTATGGTAGTGGTAAACGTGTCACCACCATGCCAACCGTGTGCCGCTAGGCCCTGTATCCATACTCTATGGCCCTTTTTTGTGGGCGTGATTGTAGTGTTAAATATTTTCTGTTTCATATTGATACCCTCACTTGTCTGTTTAGCAGTAGTGCCTTACGTGTGCCAGTGTACGCGCTTTCATCCGACACGTACACGAATGATTCATACTTATACGGATTGTACGTTATCGGTACCATGTGTTCTGTTATAGGCGTATTAAACGGCACCCAATACCCTACTAAACCCGCGTGTACATTCTTTTTGCGCTCACGTAGTACGCGCTCACGCCCCGCTTGTGATACTCTAGGGGATACGTCCTGTAATACCACGCCACGCTTGTGTGCAATCACACGGCCCTTGTGGGGACCGTCTAGCGCCCTAACAGACCATAGCTTACGATGTAAGTTAAAATACACGTACACGCGCTGTCCTGTAGGTTTCCCGTCTCGTTTATTTCTCATAGCATTTCATCCTATCGCAATAATGTTAGCTTTTTTAGCGCCCGTACCGTGTACAGTAAACGCCACAATGTCTTTACGTGTCGACACAGAGCATAGTTTACAAGACGCGCACGTAACTGTATCACTAGTTTCAGCCGGACACCTTACCACGTTATCCACACGGTTACCCTTATCCCAAAATTCAGGCGCTACAATGGTGACCACGGGTGCTGTAGTGCGCGCTTGTGTCGCTAGCGCCTCACGCACTGTGTTAGTAGACACGTTAACAGTAAACCCAATGTTGTTAGCGCCTTCAATGGCGGCCTGATTGTCACCCGTGTCAATGGGGTAGTGCGTGTAAGTAAAGCCACGTTTGTTTAAATTAGCGTGAGACAATGCCCACAATGCGGGTGCGTTTATAACGTCATTAGCGCCCTGTAAATCACCCGCCACGTTATGACGCCATAACTGATTGTCTTTTAAACCACGTATTGTGTCACACAGTGTGTCTAATGACGTACCACGTTCACCACTAGTAACTTTATTCCAGTGCATATTAGTGTGGAATCCAGAACTAGCATAGCACCCGTTGTCTAACAGTGGGCACGATGGCGGGCATGACGCTTTACTGCTAGTGGTGACAGGTATAGGGCCTACTTTTTTATTGCTAGACTTTTTAGTAAATGCAATGTTCATACTGTTTAATCCCTTTGTGTGTGTGTGTGTGTGTCTTTAGCTAAAACGTGCATCATCATCATCATCATCGAACACTACGCCAAACACTACACTTAGTAGCATAAGTACGGGTATAAGCGCCACAAGAATAAATGGTGCTGCAATTAGTAGGTATAAGAACATGATGTTTAATCCCTTTGTGTTTCTGTGTGTGTCCTGTAATTATAGGGGCATATCGCATTGTGTCAATGGTAATATGTACAATTAAATACCTTGTGTCTTGTGTCATAGTATGCTAGCAATCCAGGGTATAGATAGTTATACCACTACACAATGGTAGCACATTAGAACACAGAAGTATACGGTAATATTACCATTGTATTCTATTGTGTTATGTGCTAGGTGCTACTAGTGGGACCCACACTGGCCCCCACTTGTGTCCTTTTGTCTACGTAAATAATACCATTGTATTCTATGGCATTGTGTGCTAGGGGCAAGGGAGGCACAAGGAAACAGAAGGGGCCGGGGGGTTTTAATTCTAGGGGAAACAAGGGGGTAACCCCATAGTTATTCAAAAGGTGAAAATACCAGTTAAACTACTGAATTTAAAAGAAAACACAAGTATTACTCTAGCACCTAGAAGGGGGTTGGGAATCATTCGCAATCAGGGGGCGTGTGAGTAATTAAGTAGGTCTATTTAGGCCAATAGGGACACTTTTGTTAAAAAGTATGGTATACTAAATAAGTAACCTATAGACACACAGAGTTAAGCAACAGTACCAAATGAGTACAATCCAGGATTACAATTATTTACAACTAAACGTGGTAACATAATTAATCAACAGGAGATTCCTCATGGCCCCTTTAGGTACTCCCCTCCTGCTATCTCTCTAGTGTAAGTCAACACTAACTGAATATACTAAAAGGTTAACCAAATATATGACAAAAAAGAGTGGTAATCCGGTGGGTAGACCTAAGAAAACTCCACCTAAGAAGTCAGTAGGACGCCCTAAAGAAGACAGGGGTATAATGGAAGAATATAGACAGAGGATGTTAAAATCCCCTAAGTCTGCCAAAGTCCTAGAGACTATCTTTGATGCCGCTTTAAACGATGACCATAAAAGTCAATCAGCAGCATGGAAACTGATAGTAGACCGTATACTGCCTGTTAGTGGTTTTGACAAATTAGCGGGTACTACTACTAGAAGTGCTATTACTGTAAATATCTCCGGGGTTCCTGGAGTTGAGTTATCGGCCCCTAATGAGTCCCTTGAGGGGGACTTTGAGACAATAGATGAGGAATAAGTGGAATTAGACATAAAGCTACTTCCGTGGCAACAAGAGGTATGGGCAGATGAAACAAGATTTAAAGTCATTGCTGCTGGGCGAAGGTGCGGAAAGTCACTCTACGCCGCTTACAGACTACTTGTTGAAGCGTTGCAGGCAGAGAAAGGCCACGTATTCTATGTCGCACAGACCCAAGGACAAGCAAGAGACGTTATGTGGTCAGTGCTTATGGACATTGGTAGACCTGTTGTTAAACAAGCACATATCAACAATCTACAGCTTACGCTCATTAATGGTGCAACAATCAGCCTCAAGGGTTCAGACCGCCCTGACACCATGCGAGGAGTCTCTCTTAAATTTGTAGTATTAGACGAATACGCAGGCATGAAGCCTTCTGTTTGGGAGGAGGTACTACGGCCTGCCCTAGCTGACCAAAAGGGTCACGCTGTGTTTATTGGTACACCTACCGGAAGAAATCACTTCTGGGACTTGTACCAATACGCAGAGCTGTCAGGAGATGAAGATTGGAAGGCGTGGCACCTAACAAGCTACGATAACCCCATCTTAGACCCAGAAGAAATTAACGCAGCTAAGAAATCAATGAGTAGCTTTGCTTTCCGTCAGGAATTCTTAGCTAAGTTTGAGGCTAAGGACTCAGAGCTATTTCGAGAAGAATGGTTACAATTTAGGGAGGAACCTTGTGGAAAGCCACTTTCCGGTCACGACTACTATATCGCTTGCGACCTTGCAGGATTTGAGGACGTTGGCGGCAAGACTACAAAATCCCGACTTGACGAAACTGCTATCGCCGTTGTTGGCGTTAATCCCGAAGGAGACTGGTTCGTACACGAAATTGTCCACGGACGTTGGGACCTCAACGAAACCGCTAACCGCATCTTCAAGGTGGTTCAAAACTATAAACCACGCTCGGTGGGCATCGAAAAAGGAATTGCTCAACAGGCAGTTATGTCTCCCCTTACGGACTTGCAGCGTAAACTAAACAGATACTTCCGAATAGAGCTATTAAGTCACGGAAATAAAAAGAAAACAGACCGTGTTGTTTGGGCCTTACAGGGGCTTATGGAGAACAAGCGCATTACGTTAAACGTAGGCGAATGGAATAGTACCTTTATGGACCAACTTTTTCAGTTTCCCAGCAGACTAACACACGATGACCTAATAGATGCTTTAGCGTACATTGAGCAGCTTTCCCAACCAGCCTACGGAGCAGCTATAGATGACTTAGAAGGCTGGGAACCCATAGACGATTTAACAGGATATTAATAGATGGCTAGTGTATTAGAAGCAGGCTTTAGAGATAACTTAAACCCTACTACAAACAGTATTAATATGGGTGATGCGGTAACTGTGCATTTTGGACACGGGGCTGGTGGAAATACGTTAGCAGGCACAATTCAACATTTTGATTTTGATACTAACGCCCTAATGCTAGTCCAAGCAAACTTAACATTAACTGTAATTAAAGAATACACGTACATTACTAAACCTTAGTAACCGGAGATTTACCCGTATGGCATACAACAACAACGCCACAATAGTTGATAAGTCAACAGACGACAGCTATCACGACCCCATGTTTGAGTCTAGTAGCTCCTTACAGGCTTACGTATTAGGCAAAGCACAGGAGTGGTCAGACTTTACAGAAGCTAACTACTTTTCGCAGTGGGATGAATACTACAGCCTGTGGCGTGGCATCTGGAGACAAGAAGACTCCATACGTACTACTGAAAGGTCTAAGATTGTTACTCCTGCACTACAACAGGCAGTAGAGTCTTGTGTCAGTGATATTGAAGAAGCTACGTTTGGTCATGGTCAGGAGTTTAGTATACGGGATGACTCAATGGACCAAGACCCTAATGACGTTGCTTTCTTACAGAACAAACTACAAGAAGACTTTAGACTTCAAAAAGTTAGA